GCTAGGTTCAGCCTCTAGCATTGCAGTGCAGACAACCACTCGCTACTCTATGAGTAGCGTTTTCCAGAGGAGCTCTCTATTCCTATGTCCAGTTCAGGTGTTCGGTCTAGATTCATTTCTGATAAGTCTGCCTTTGTTCCGAAAGGTTCATTGGCATACTTTAAAGAAGAATCACCGGCATCTGAATCAGAACAATATAAAGGAGTTCAGTTAACTGAATCGGAATCACACACTCGTGGAAAAGATGGTTCTTTCCACGAAGGCGGGCCGTTTTATACGGCTAGGACTAAGATCTATGTTCCATATCTTCATGTGGATCTAAAATCTCAGTACTATTATGGATGGACCTATAAAGGCCCCATCTATACTCCGCCCCCGGCTTTGATTCGAACTCCTCTTGACCTGTATAAATACAGGCCAAAGGATACTAGTGACCTTGACCCCTATGGGGCTGAAGCCATTAGTTTCGTATCACCGGGTGTTCCGTCAAATGAATTGTCGGAGCAACTCATCGAACAGAAGCGTGATGGGTTGCCCTCCCTACCAGGTGTTTCATCCTGGAAGGAGCGGGCGAATGCAGTCAAGGCGGCGGGTTCAGAGTATCTGAATACCGTCTTTGGCTGGCGTCCCCTCGTAGAGGAAATTGTGAGCTTTGCTCACATTGTCTCTCACTCTCATGGTATCATTAAACAATACCAGGAAGGTGCGGGTGGAAATACCCACGAGGAATTTCATTTTCCGATAGAGATCAACACTGAATCAGAAACTAGGGAGTCGATTCGCCCTGAATTTCCGGGGTTTTCGACTAACTGGTTTGATGATGTCAGTGTCCAAGGTACCATGCAGATAGACACGACGGATACTATCCGTCGGTGGTTTTCTGGTAGTTTTACCTATCCCGATCTGTCAGCAACTGATAGTGTTGACAGTATGGATGGGCATGCCAGGAATGCCGAAGTACTTCTCGGCACTAAACTGACGCCCGATTCACTTTGGGAGCTGGCACCTTGGAGCTGGGCCGTCGATTGGTTCAGCGATACTGGGGACATTATTCAAAATGCCTCCAACTTTGCTGAGCTTGGCCTGATTATGCGCTATGGGTATATGATGGAAGAACATTCCACCAACACTACTCATAGGATCCCACCTCCATATCAAATTCATGGTGTGGAAGGATTGGTCCCCCCTTGTGAGATCTTTACGATCTCAAAAGTAAGGAGACCCGCGAATCCCTTTGGTTTCGGGGTTCATTGGCCGGAACTATCACCGGAACATGTCCTCGTTGCTTTAGCACTCGGTATTACCGTGTTGCTATAAGTAGTTCTGCACTACTAACACTAGTCGTTACACTTTTAGTGTAGCGCAAAGGAGCGTGTTTTATGGCATTGTCTGATCCTCAAACCATCAAAATTGGATCTGTGGAAACTGAGATGCCCCGTATTAATACGGGAAATTTCTCTTCCACTTATTCCTCTGCTGATGGTACTATCAAGCTTTCCCTCTCGACCGCAAGGTCTAAGAGGAATCGCCAGGTAGTTCGGATTGACGTTAGTAAGATCACTGCTGATCCGTTTATAACGGATCAGAACGTCGAAGTTTCTTCGTCGTTCCAGTTCGTCGTTGACCGGCCTTTGGCCGGTTATACGAATGCTGAGGCGGTTGAAATTGCTGAAGGGTTTGTAAAACTCATCAGCGCTTCTTCCTACTCAGTTCTTACCAAGCTCCTTGGGGGTGAGAGTTAATCTCACTTCTTCGGTCTCGGTATTCGAACTCGTATGTGAGTCGGACATTAATGTTTTTAATGTTCGTCATGGTTGCTGTAGTTTTACTGCAGCTTCCATTCTTACTTACGTGGTTGCTTTTCTAGTCTGAGAACCTAATCACAGACTAGCCGGCAATCGACGGTGACATAGGACTAAGGAATACTACCCCCATATAAGGAGGAGTATTGAAAAGCCCGATGTCGCTCTGGAAATTGATGGCAAAAGATTTTGCCATCAGGTGTTGCACTAGCACCACCATGGACGTTAAAACCGCCCATGGGCGATACAAACACGAGGGGCTATCGTTTTTCACGATAGCCTTACCTTCCTTTGGAAAAGACTTCCAAAAAAGTCTTGACCAAGGGATCGTAGCTCACGACATGTTCCTCGGTTTTTCGAGGCATGCAGGTCTCCCCCGATTTCTCGGAGGTTTCCTTGAGCTTGTGTTTGATCGTCGTACTGGTGTATTGCTCGATTCACCTGACATAGATGCAATTCTTGCTGTTAGGCAATTAACTTTGCTTTTCAGCAAGATCCTACTTCCTTGCAGTGATGCGAGGGAGCGGGATGCTATGTCGGGTTATGTCGAGTGTGAGAAGGAACTCAGACAAGTTGAGTCATCCTGGGGTAGTTCTGATATTCAGGACTTTCACAGGGTAGCTAACTTGTTGTTTAGGGAGATATTCACCGATGTTGACCGAAAGGTCGCATATGGTGATATTATTCCTAAGCACGGTCCAGGCGCTACTGCTGATAAACTTAGAGGTAACTCTAAGTATCGTCAGCATGTCTGGACTGATCGTTTGGAGAGGTATTTCCCTTCGGGGGAATTCCTCTTTCCATCAGTGTCCCACTATGTGGAGCACTACGATCAGCTGACGTTCCTCGAACCCGGTGCCGAGATGCCCGTTAGGGTTATCTCGGTTCCTAAGACGCAAAAGACGCCTCGCATTATTGCTATCGAGCCGACTGCTATGCAATATGCACAGCAATCATTGCTCGAGCCAATAGTCGAGTGTATTGAGATGTCAGATTTGGCATCTCATATCGGTTTCTCTGATCAAGGCCCTAACCAGGTTCTTGCCAGAGAAGGATCTCATAATCGAGACCTTGCGACGCTTGATTTAAGCGACGCTTCCGATCGTGTGTCTAATCAGCTCGTTCGGTCGATGTTCTCCGATTTCCCTCATTTGCAGGGGGCAGTCGAAGCATGTCGAAGCCGACGGGCCGATGTGCCTGGACATGGTGTTGTTCGCCTGTCCAAGTTCGCGTCTATGGGTTCAGCTCTGTGCTTTCCCGTCGAGGCTATGGTCTTTTTGACCTGTGTCTCGCTCGGGATAGAGTCAGAGCTCAATGCCCAGATTACCAGTAGGTCTGAGTTATTAGACTTACTGGATGGGGTGCGTATCTACGGGGATGATATTATCGTCCCTGGAGATTATGTGCATTCCGTGATAGCCCAACTCGAACGCTTTGGCGCTAAGGTTGGGCCGAACAAGTCTTTCTGGATCGGAAGATTCAGAGAGTCTTGTGGTAAGGAGTATTACGATGGAGTTGACGTTAGTGTTGTCAAGTTCCGTCGCGTATTCCCGAACTCACGGAAGTGCGTTCCCGAGGTTATATCACTTGTTTCGTTCCGTAACCAGTGTTATTTTGCTGGTTATTGGCACGTTGCAAGTGAGCTCGATAAGTTACTGGTGAAAATGCTTAAGCATTTCCCCATGGTAACCGTCGATTCCTCGGTGCTAGGTCGCAATTCCCATCTGGGTTATGAGACTCAGAGAGAATGTGAGAGGCTATTTAGTCCCTTGGTTAAGGGCTATGTGGTTTCCTCCATAATTCCGTCTGATTTATTGGATGGATATGGTGCCTTGCTTAAGTGTTTTCTTAAACGCGGCAATCAGCCATTTGCCGACAGAAGACACTTAGAACGCGCTGGGCGTCCTCGTGCCGTCGACATCAAGCCGAGGTGGGTCAGTCCTTTCTAATGGACTGAAGAAGGCGTGAGCCTTCCAGGGAG